TATGGCGCCGTCAATGCTTTGCTCGATAGAAGACCGCGCTTCTTCGTATTTCTCTTTTATTTTATCCGCAAGCTCTTCCGCCGCCTGCGCCGCTTCTTTTTGCGCCTCTGTCAATTCCTCTGTGACCATTGCGGATTCTTCCGTTGCATCCTTCGAGAGTCCCAGTTTCTCTGTCAGCGATTCCTGGACATTCCCCATCTCCTCGATCTGGGCATTGCAATCCGAAACAATTCTTTCCTGATCCCCTATGGTTTTATTGAGGGTTTCGGTTTCATCTCTCAACATCGTTGAGTCGCTTGCAAGTTTTTGGATATGGAAATCCGCATTAATCACTTCATCCGTTGTCAGTCCAAATTTCTTCGCTACGGCTTCGGCGGCAGTCCACATATTTTCGTAACCGGCTTTGGACATTTCCATATAAGCCTTTGATAGTTTTGCCGCTTTCTCTTCCGCTTCGTTTGCGGCATCCCTTAACTCCTGCTGCTTAATGAGTGTTTTTTCAAGCAAAACCCCCGCTTCCGCCTGCTGCTTGATGGTTTCAGTCAATTCCTCTTCCATTGCGGCCATCACTGCTTTTTGCTTCATGGACTCAATGCAGGCGTCCGTTGCTTCCTTCTCCCCGATCAGCGCGCCGGTCTGTTCGTCTATCGCAAGGCTTAACTCCGGCATTGCTTCATTTAGTTGGTCAACCAGCGCTTTCATTTGCATTTTCTTTGCGGTTGAATCATCTTCGCTTTTCGCCAGATCGTACAATTTATTGGACATGATTTGCAGGGAGGCGTAATTTGACTCTACGCTGCCCTTATTTTCTTCAAATGCATTCCGGCTTTCCTTTATGCTGTTTTTCAGGCTGTTCGTCTCTTTCGCAAGCGCTCTCGAGGTTTCCGTCTGTTTTTCCATCTCGGTCTGCGCATGTGGCATTGTCTCCGCAAAAGCGACTACCGCCGCGGTCAATCCGACAATGGCAGTGGCAACTAAGACAGCCGGGTTGCCTGTGAGCGCGGCGTTAAATGCCTGTATGGCCGGCGTTATTGCTTTCACAATCGTAAATCCTGCAAAGGCGGTAACAAGCATCCCGAGCGCCGCGGTCAGCGCCGTGACCGCGCTTACCAGCCAGGGATTTTCTTTCACGAAATTAGTCGCCCACTCAAATGCATCCGCCCCTGCTTTTTTCATTTCAACCAACGCAGGAGATATTTGCTCCCCTATTGCGATTTTAAGGTTGTTTGCAGAATTTTGCATTTTTTGATCTGCAAACTCTGCCGTGTTGGTCATCTTTTTATAATTCTCTTCCGTTGCTCCGAGCGAATTCTGCATCTCAGAGAGAACGCCATTGAACTTGTCCGCGCCTGCATTGTACAACGCTAAAGCCCCTACGCCAGCCTGCGAACTGCTCCAAAGGTTGGCGAATGCGGTTGAATTCCCATCGCATTTATCACCGAGGATTTGCAGCACGTCCCCGAGCGACATGCCGCCCTCCATCAACTCCGTAAACGTCTGCCCGGTTTCCTCTTTCAGTGTCTTTGATGCTTTGCTGCCGTTTTTCGCAAGCTCGCCAAGCATTGCGCTGATATACGTGGTCGCTATCCTTGTTTTCACGCCATTTGCGGTAAGCACGGCGTATGAGGCAGATAAATTGTCCATGTTGACGCTGTAGGCGGCTGCCACCGGGATAACCTTGCCTATCGTTGCCGCTAACTCGCCAACGGAAGTTTTACCCAGATCCTGCGTCTTTACCAGTTTGTCTGATATGGATTCCGTGTGCTTTGCGCTTAATCCATAGGCATTCAACGCGGTTGTCAGAACGTCAATTGAAGTCGTGGTATCTGTGAACCCGCCGACAGCAAGCTTATTCGCTTTTTCCACCATGTTCACTGCGTTTTCGGTATCAACGCTTGCCGAAATCGCCTGGTATGCCGATTCCGTCAATTCTTCTGCCGCTTTCCCGGTATCCCCCGACAGTTCCAGTATTTCATTTTTCATTTTCTCAAGCGGCACTTTTGTTTCGTCCGCAATGGTTGAAAGCTTAGCGACGCTCGTCTGGAATTTATCTGACGCTTCAACACATTTTTCCAGGGATTCTGTAATTTCATCAACGCTCTTTTTCACTCCCGACGCAATCAAGGCTTCTGCCATTGCATTCACTGAATCTTTTGCAGTGTCACCCATCTTTGACGCGCTGTCGCCGGCCTTGTCGGTTTTTTTCCCAAACTCATCAATGCTTGTGGCGCAATGGTCGGCAGCCTTTTCCGCTTCTTTCATGTACGCCGCATTTTTATCAAGCTCCCTGCTCGCCTTGATCGTCTGCGCTTCTGCGGTATTTAATTTTGTTTCCCAGTCCATTATCCGGTTACCGGCCGTTTCGTAGCTCTTTTCGCCTTTTTGGATCGCTTGCGCAAGTTCATTGACTTCCTTTTCCTGTTTTGCCAACGCTTCCGAAGAGGTATCGGAGGATTTTTTCATTTCCTCCATTTTGGCTTTTGCGGCCTCATGTTTTTGCTTTAACTGGTCAAGGCCGGTTCCAACCTTGTCATACGATTCTTTTGCATTATCAAGGCCGACTTTTGTCGCTTCCACTTTTTGTTTTTGCGCTTCCAGCGTCTTGCTTAACGACTCATGTTTCGCCTTTAGAGCCTCCAAGGAATTAGCCTGGCCGGCAAACGTTTCTTTCAGTAGCCCGGTCTGCGACTTCAGATTCTTGATTTCCGAATTTATTGACGTGACCGCGCTCTTAAATTCCTGTTCCCCGTCCAACTTTATCCCGGCTTTAATGTCAAATTCTTCTGCCAATGTTGTCACCTGCCTTTAAAAAATAAAAAGAGCACCCTGTGAGGATGCCAACGTTTACGCTACGGTAAATCATCTATTGTTGTTTCTTTCTTTTTTAATCCGTTAAGTTCCTGATACTCGTTATAGATCAGGAAGAACTTACGCAATGTCATGTCAAACACTTCCCGTTCCGCATAGTTCAATATCTTGCAGCCTATATAAAGAATGCGGGCAACATTTATTTTTGCTGCCCGCTCTGTGCGTTTGGGGTTTCGTCTTCGTCCGGTTCCGGAAGTGACGCGCCATAGGCGTTTAACATTGCAAGGGTCACCTCATATGCGTTTTCTTTCGAAACAAGCCATCCGGCTTCTTTCTCGGTGTATCTTTTCAAACTGCATTCGCCGTCTTTGTGCTTCAGACGATCCGCTTCGTCATTAAGCAGTGCGGCAAGCACAAATTTCATTGTGCCCGGCATCTTCCGGTCATCCGTAAGTCTGTCCATTATTTCTTCCAGAGGCGCGTCAAAATGCTCCTGCACTTCATCAATCACATTGAGGTCAAACAGCAGACGCCGTTCAACCCCGTCAAGCATTAATGATTCCCCGACAGGTTTTAAATCGCTCATCCTGCACCTCCGGCTGTAATTCCGACTTTTTCATTCAGCCAAGCCTTGGCGGCATCTAATGCGTCAAAGCCGCGCACTTCCTTCCAGTCCCCGTTTCCCAGCGTGAATAAGTTTCCTTCCAGCGTGGTATGCGTAAATGTTACGTTTTCCTGCTTGGTCGCGTTTTCATCGTTTGGCTCCTTGAATTGAGCCTTATGGTAAAATTTGGCGGTGTATTTATTCCTGTTATCTGCCTTTGATTTCCCAACGGCACCGATTCCAAGGAATGGCGCCACATCATTCGCATTACATTTCACGCTGTCCTTTGTTTCATCATGCTCATGCCCCAGCATCCTTGCATAGTATTCGTTTACCATTTCGTTTAATTCTACCGAAACTGTGCCGCCGGTTACCGAGTTGTCCGTTTCCACGGCTCTATCGTCGCCATAATCCTTAACGTCGGACGTGGTAGGGCTTCCATTGAACGTTGAGGTGGGTCCCAGGTAAAAACCATTTGAATAAGTTCCGTCAGCTTCGTTTAAGTCTCCTAATACTACATACTCTAATCCTGTTTTTGCCATAATTTTTAATCCTCCATGATTTCCGTAATGCTGCACGAGATTATCACGTGCATGGTTTCGGTTTCTTTTTCATATAAAGTTTTCGTGTATTTGATTGTAAAATCTTTTGACAGGAGCAGTTCCTGCACTTCATTTTTTATTTTCCGATAGTCCGATGCAATAGGCATAAATATATGGACCTGCCAGTGAAAGAGTTTGCTTTGCGGCCTGTTATCCGCATAATTTACCCTTCTTTCATCTTCATCGTTTAGAACTATGTACTCTGGTTTCTTTCCTTTGTACTCGTTCCATTTCACCGGCAAGCCGGCGCCTTCGATTGTGTGCTGTAATAATGCGTCCGCGGTCAACCTCCCACCTCCCGTTTAAAAACTTCCATCATTTTTGCCCTGACCATTGGCGCGGCATTTAGTACCGCCGTGGTTAATATCGGGGTTGCCGGCCGACCTTTGACGCCGTATTCCAGCCACGCCATCTTTTCCATGTTCCTGACGCCTTTGGAATCTTTCCCGGTCGGGCGCGTGCAAATATAATAAGACCCGGTAGCGGATCTTGTAGCCCCTGTAGGTTTTATTGATTCCACCATTTCACCGGTGTCTTTATGCCCGGACGCCTGCTCTGTTACCTCTTCCTGTAAGATTTCAACGCTTTCTTCAAGCATTTTAGGAGCGATTTCGTCAAACCTTCCCATCCGGTCTAATCGGGCTATCAGTTCATCCAAACCGTGAATGTCAAACTGAGGCATCGGAAACCCTCCTTTGCCGGGTCAGTTTCAGCGAAACGTCGCTTGCCTTTGGCATCGTATCCATGATTTCCTGCGCCTGCTTTATTTCATAAACTTCAGCCCCGATCACGATAAAATATTCCGTCGTAAGCCAGGGTTGCAAAGGGATCCGTATCAGCTTGTCAAGCTGCACTTTCGCCGTCATGGCCTCGTAGAAGCGCGTCACGCCGATGGTTCTTTTTTGAAATCGCACTTTTGCCACCGCATCCCCCGCATTTCCATCATCGTTAGTGCAGTGTATGGTACAGATCCCATCGTTAAATGTCTGAAACATACCCTTGCCGTTCGGCGTAATCATGTGCATCCACCCCTATCCTAAGCATGATCAACTCAGATTTAAAATTCTCTTCGAATAGTTCAAAGACACCATTATTGACATACCTGCAATAATCAAACAGCAGCTGCCGGGCGGTGTTCTCCGCCCCATACTCCTGCTGCTCCCCCGCAATGTTATCCAGATACTTTTTACCTCTTTCAATGATCCCGGTGATTTTCTTGTCAGTTTCTTCATCGACATAGGTAATATCCAGATAATTTTTCACATCCTTCAGCAATTCATCCATAGGTCATACCTTACGCTTTTGCTTTCGTCACTACCGGGTTATCCTCTGTGTTCGTGATCTCAACCCTGAGAGATACCGGTTTCAATTCAGACAGGTCTAAGTAAATGAACGCATTGTTATCCTTCGGTTTTCCCATGCCATACATTTTGGTCAGGTATACACGGTTGTCTTCAAGGAACTGGTATTCATCGGAATACTCGATCTTTCCGGAAGAACCGGCGCCGATACCCATAAAGTATTTTTTAGCAAGCCCAAGTATTGCCTCGCCCTCTCCCAGTACCGCCGACTGAACCGGCTTTGTCGGATACGGAAAAATATTGTTTTTGTAGTTCCCGTCCGCACTCCTTACCGTAGATGCGGGTGTTACTTTCTGGATATAGTCCACCGGGTTCACTACCAGCATAACCTCAGGTACGGCACGATAGCCGCCAAGCGGCTTCTTTGCCAGGGGCGCCACCACTGCGCAATATTCTACGGGATCAAAGCTTGTTAAAGTGACTTTTGTTTTATCCTTGTAGACTCCGGCAGTAACGGCACCGTCCAGGTCTTTGCACATGCCAATCGGCTGGTTCTTTCCCGTCCCCTTCAGGATTCCTTTCTCAAGCCCGCCGGCTGACGCTTCTGACAGGATGATGCGCACGTAATTGTCCAGCCATACCGGGCCGAGCGCAAGCATATCTTTCGACACCGGGATAAAT